AGACCTGCCAGCGAGATGCGGATTACTGGTCTTCGGAATTTTCAACTGTGGAGTCATGGTTTACGTCTTTGTTGACTGCCGCCGCATCCACGAGGCCTTCGCCGAAAATGTACCCAATTACGGCGGCAAACTGCAAAATATCGCCCGCCACCATGGCCGCAACCTCATCGCTACACCAATGTGCGACGAGGCCGGAAACAAAAAGAGCAATTGCCATCCACAGTTTCCGGGAGGTCAGTTTCTTCTTCCAATCAATCTTCTCCAAATCAAACACCGCCTTTCATCACGATGCCGATAAAGATGCCCACAAGAGCACCTATTAAGGCCGTAATGAGGGCATCCCACCGTTTACCGGGCCTGCCCTCAAGTACATCAACCTTCGCAATCACCGCATCGACCTTGTTCGTCAGGGTCTTCTGGTCCTTTGCCATCACGGCGATTGACGTTGCCATGTCTTGCAGGGTCTTTTGGTTGTCCTGCAAAGCGGAAATCTGTTCGGCGTGGTGTTTGATTTCGATGTCGTGTTGTAGGATTTTTCCTGCAACTTCTTCATTCGTCATTTTTACCACCCTCAAAATCCGCTCTTATCATGGCATCCGAGCGGGCAACGATTTCGCCGTTCTCCACCTTGAAAAGAGGAATTCCGCAAACGTCCAACTGTCCTACCCATCCGCAAAGACGCCCCGGGCTCACCTCCACCCAGTCGAGGAAATAATCCTCCACGGCCTCCAGCGAAATGGCTGTGACTGGCGCTATCGCCAGAATGCAGTTGTGCTCGTCCGTTTTCACGTAGAATTTGCTTGTATTGCCCACTCGTTTCACCTCTTCGGCCTCATTTTAGCACTTCGCTTTTCGCCCCGTCAATAGAGACTTTGCTATTTTTCCGGCTGTTCTTCCTCAACAGGCTTTACGTATTTTTCGGATCTATACACGGCGCCATCGTCGCCAATAACCATGCACAGCTGGGACACGCATTCGTCCTTGTCGCTCCATGCGCCCATTTTTTTATGGAAGTTGGCAACGGCCTTTTCCTGTGTTTCGTAGGAATATACGCCTTTTTCGGTCTTAACGGTGCCATCTGCCTGTTTGGTCTGTGTGACTTCTAAAACATAGAACATTTGGTTTTCCTTTCTGCGGTTTCTTAAAAATTCCGCAAAATGTGAATTTGAGATTTTAGTTATCTCTTTAGTTGCCTTTCAGTTTCTCAAAAATGGGCGGCTACGAAGTCCCACCAGCCCGTAGGCATTGGTAGTAGACCAAACCTCGCCGCCCGTGGGGTTAGGGTTCTGCGGATAGGTCTATGTAGGTATCGGCGTTGTTGAGTATCAAATTATAGGTTTTATAGTTTTCAAGCGTTCCATTTACTGTAATATCCACGATGGCGTTCCCGTTTAATACCGTTCTGCCTGTTACGCCTGTTACGCTATAATGACTGCCGTTGCCCCATACGAATATTTGCCCTGTGTTTGTCGCCGTTGCGGTAATAATTGCCGCATTACGAAGCGGCGAAGATAAGGGGATTGTTGTCCGCAAAATGTTACTGGCGTCACCGACCATACCAAAACCGACGGAAGATGTATACCCTTGCGGCTGGATTACCCGTTGTAAATATCTCTTGCACTTTTCTAATTCTTCCCCGAAGTCTGGCGGTACATCGTTGGCAAGCGTGGAAACTGTGCCAAGTTCAAGTTTGACGGCGGCAATTTTATCAGCGGTTGCAACTTCAAACCCACCGAAGTATGTGTTGTACATCAGGAATTCGCTTGCTCCTGCATCTCTGTAGAAGTATGTGTCGCTTGCAGAATTAAACACCGCATACCCCGACAACATCGTGCCGTCTGCTAATAGTGCGGAAAATGTCAGCGTTTTGCCGTTTAGGTTTGCGACCTGCGGAAGTTTCTGCACGATAACACCGCAGGATATTCCGTCTGCCGCAATAGTCATAGCGGCGGCGGCATACCATCGGTCAATGCTATTCGTATACGCCGAATAACTCGTCTGTCCCCGCTGATTTATCGGGAACACCCCATCGCCAAGTTGCGAACCGCCGCCCACGAAGTAGGCGTTGTCGAGGAGGTTGTCGTTTGAGTTATAAACATCCGTCGCGTCTATGTGCGCCCCGGGGTTCGTCATCTGGTAAGTTTCACTCATGTCAATTAAAGCCATATATACCTCCTATGCTGGGTTGTAGTAGACGATGATCAGCCCGTCGCCGCCCTGTCCGCCTGCAGAACCGAGACCACCTGCGCCGCCTGTGCCGAGGTCATACGAGTAACCGCTTTGGTTATCGGTTTTTGAGTATGATGCCGAAGCACCACCGCCGCCACCGCCGCCATTACCGCCTCGGCCTGCTTGCGTTTCTGTGGCTTGAGGCCAAGTTTCCGCATCTGCGCCCGCGCCACCTACGACGCGCCAAAACCCCGTTGATGGGTCGCCACCTTGACCGACATTTCCGTCTGCTTTATGTGCGGCTCCACCGCCACCAACGCCTGCGGTTCTATAATTCCGCTTTGATGCACGGAAACGAACCCCGTTTATATATGCACCGCCATAGTTGACGGTTTCATCTTCGTTAGTGTGATTTTCGCCGTTTGTTGAGGTATCAAGGTTCCAATCGCCGTAACCGCTACCGATACCGCCATCTCCGCCACGTTCGCCCTCTGTGTTCAGCGTCCCGTAGGAGTCGCCCGTCAGGAAGTTCGTGTAGTCATCGATAAGTTGCGAACCGTCTGCTGTGCTATATGCATCCAGTGTCGTGTCCGTGCCTGTCTGGCCGAGATCTCCGTTAGACGCGCCTCCGGCACCACCTACACCGACGGCCGCACCGTCATAGTAGGATGGCAACGAGTTCACGTAGAACGAATAGATCCTGCCGCGTTCGCCTGGCTGTCCCGGAGATCCACCTGCACCGCCCAATACAACGCCACCAAGGTCTGGTTCGTGATCTATAACGGTTGCGTGATGACCCTGTTCTCCGTCAAACCCTGCCTGTCCACCACCTGCGCCGCCCAGCAGTACTACCAGTGCCTGCGCTCCTACCATCTCGGCAGGAAAAGTCAGCCGCCCATTTACGATGTCCGCCTGCCTGAAGACCCTGTAGGCTGAGTATGCATCTCCAAAAGGCCCTGGCGTCCAGTCCAGCGCAATCGTTGCCGCCGCGTTCAGCCGTTTTGACAGCGTGACGTGCATATTTTTGATGTAGCCAGTCTGCTGGTCGCCGAACGGGTCCTTGAAGTTCACCTTGTCGCCCGGCCTCTCGTTTGTGACTCGCATTGTGTAACTGACTTCTTTCGCGATGCTGTAATATCCCGCAACACGCTTCGCCACGTTCGCCACGTTTCCGGGGTTGACCATGAAATTGTTCTGGACCTGTATCACGTTCGGCTCCGACTTGCGCCCTGTGTCGATGGCGTAAACAGACGTGACGTGCGTGTACTTCTGCCCTGTCAGCGTGCCGATGCCTGTGACGATGGCGTAGTTTGCGCCGCTCTCCTCAATGGTCAGCCCCGTCGCTTCCAGATCGTGGCAAGGCTCTGTGAAGTCTACGACAAGATGCGTCGCCGCGACTCCCGTCGTGTTCTCATAAAGAGTGATGCGCTCGTCCGTCTGCAAGGCGTGGTATTCGTGCGAGGTCACTTCGACTCGTGTTGCTGGCTCAAAGTTTTCGATGCTCCCACCAACGTTAAGGTTAACGTCAGGGATGGTCTTAACGACGCCAGACCCGATATACCCGAAGTTTATCGTTCCGTTCGGATTTTTCTTGACGGAACCGCCGCTCATAAAAAGCAGAGCCTGCAGGTTGTCTCGTGCCGCTTTTACCTTTGGTAGCCATCCTTTGCATGTTACGTCAGCAAGGGCGGCGTCAATAGTGTACGGAATATTGCCCATGATTTCGCGGACGATGTTTCCGAGGCTTTCGCTTTCATATATGCCGCCGTTGTGTCCATAGTAGGTCGTCATGCCAATGCCAGACGTGCAAGTAAAGCGATATATTTTCTTCGCGATTCTCTTCACGGTCTGGACATAAAACTGACCCACCATGGTTGCCCCGTCGTTTATGTAGTACTGCAACGTGTCGCCAAAACGAAATGATTCCGGGTCAAAATCATCTGCCTTTACTACGAGGAATTTTCCGTTCGCGTCCTGCAGGTACTTTCCGTTCGCGTCGATTAAGAAGAGCAGTTTTCCCTTGTCGTAAATCAGGTTGAATGAAAACGTGTCCGGCTTCAGTTCTTCTCCTATCATTCCGTGATACAGCATCAGGTTGTTCCCTTCGCCGCCACCGATAGCGAGGTTTTCGTCTTCTATTCTTTGCTTTCCGTAAGTGATAACGTTCATGTTCATCGCTGTGTAAACGTCAATACGACGCCTCCGTGATACTTGCGTTCAGCCGTGTCAATGACAGTTCGTGACTGCCCGACCGATATTCTGTAACTGCCCTCAACCGTGACATCCCCTGATATGTATTTCAGCGGCTGGTAAGGAACATCGACCGCGTTTTGCGCCAGCGTCAACAGCGTGTTTAACTGTGCGTCCGTCAATGGCCAGCATTGCACCACGACGTCCTTTTTGTACGCCAACGGGTCCGGCTCACGCGTGCCTGCAATGCTGTCAATTCCGTTTGGTCCTTCCACAACTCGCGGAACAACGCTGACGTTGTACTTGCCAGTCATTGCTCCGATGTTATAACCGCCGTATGTTAACGTCATATCGCGCTTCCTCCCATCGTTACGTAATTTCCTCCTTGGAATTGCTGTGCCTTCCGAAGCGGATCAACAAGCAACTGCGCCAGCGTGATGCTGTCGAGCGTAAGTTGAATACTAATAGGCTGGCTGTTTCCGCTTTCCTGCGTCTGCGCAATGCTGGTTCCGCTTTTTCCGCTGATGCCCATAGATGCCTTCGGCTCGAAGGCGTCCTTTACGGCTCCTACAACACCGCCAACCGTGTTCAGCAGGCCTCGCTCGCCGCTTTCCAAGCCCTCTGCGCCGCCTTCCAGCAGTTTCTCGAACACGTCTGCCGCCCACTTTGACGGGGAATGTTCATCGAAGCCGCTTTTCCCGGTAAACCAGCCCTTAATTTTGTCTACAACGCCAGCGACTTTGCCCTTCAGCCATGCCACCTTATCGTTGATTCCGTCCCACAATCCTGTCAGCAACTGTGATCCAACGTCGCGGATTTCTTTTACGCCGTCCAGCAGTGCGTTCACGATGGCCTTTATAATCTGCGGAATGTTCCGTACCAACTGTGGGATTGCCTGAATAAGGCCCTTACCAAGCGCAATTATGAGTTTCCCTGCCGCCTCAATCAGTTTGTCCACGTTGTTCAGCAAGGTAAACACGATTTGCAGGACCACGTCTACAATCGTCGGAATGAGTTCCGGCAGGCTTTCGGAAATGCCATCCGCCAGAGCCACGATTACATCCAGCCCCGCCGCAATCAGCGTAGGCAGGTTTTCTATCAGCCCCTGCGTGATGGTGATTACTCCGTCTGCGCCTGCGACCAGCAGTTTCGGAAGGTTCTCCGTTATGGCCGTCAACAGCGATGTGACAATCTGGCTCCCCACGTCTATTACGTCCGGGATTTTCTCGCTGATTTGGTCAATCATGCTCTGGACGCCTTCGCTTACAAGGGCAATCCCTTCGTCCCCGTTGCCGGAAAACAGTTCCGTAATCCCGTCCATGACCGTCGTAAGAGACGGCATTAGGTCTCCCATGATGCCCCTCTTCAGGCCGTCAAACGAGGTGGTCATGTCCTGCAAACTGTCCTGAAATGCCGCCGCCGCTTTCACGGCTTCGTCGCTCATGACGCCGCCCAGTTCGTGCACCCTTTGCCGCATGGCCTCGGTGTCCTCTGCGCTTGTGTTCAACAGTGCGCCCAGTTCGGTTGCGCCTCTTCCCAGCAATTCAGCCGTCAGTGCGGTTCGCTCCGTTCCTTCTTCCATCCCTTGCAGGCCGGAAATGACACGGGAGAACAGGTCCTCTTGGCTCAAATTTGCAACTTCTTCCTCCGAAATGCCGAGTTTTTGGAAGGCGTCGCTACCTTTTTCGGCTTGTTGGGCCAGCGTTTTCATGGACGGTTTCAGCGCTTCGATGCTGGTCCCGCTGTGTTGCATGATGGCGTCCCACTCCTGATAGGCCTCCGCAGAGATACCCATCTTCTGGGACATTTTGTCGATGTTGTCCCCGTAGGCCGCTGTCTGCTTTGCGCCAGCAATCATCGCCGTGGTTGCCGCCGCCGTCCCGGTTGCTATCGCTCCGACAGCCGCCGCTCCGACTTTGCCAGCAGTTCCAAGCGCCGTCTTCAGTTTGCCGCCAAAGCCTTGTGCCTCGGTCTCCGCATCCTTCAGCCCCTGCTCGTATTCGCTTTTATCCAGCCGAATTACGGCCATTAAATCGAATAGGTTCATAGTTGTCCACTCTTACGGTAAAAGTCGCTCTATGGGCCGATTTTCGACCAAATAGAGGCTACTATCTCTTCCTGTGTACGTTCGTCCGGCGCCTCAACCAAGTCTGGCCGGATTATTTCGTAGAGCCTCATGTTCATGCACACCCCGCCCTGAACCATCTTGGACGTGTTGTCCGCAATCGCTTTCAAGGCATCTGCATAATAAATGCGGCACGCCTCGTCACGGTCGGCTGTCCGCCACCTTGCCAATACGTACCGCACAAAAGGCTTTATTCGTCGTGCGCCTCTGTATTCTCCGTAGCAGGCCCAGAAGAGGTCTTGTCCGTGCTCTGTGCCTGCGACTGAAAAAGGCTCACCAGTTCCGGGTCATTCAGGATTTCCAGCAGTTTTGCTGGAAGCGTGAGCAGGCCAGGCCTGTATGTCTCTGGGTTTTCCCCGTCCAGCGTTGCCAATATGTATAAAATCGGCCTTTTATGCTCTTTCAGGGCATATTTAACCGCTTTCGCCTTCGGCCCGCTGTTATAAATCTTTCGAAATTCAGGGTCCCCAAATACTTCTGCCGCTGGTTCAATCAATTCTGCCAGCACTTCCAGTGCGTCTTCTCCCTTGTAATCCGATAACTTCATATTTCACCTCGCTATGCCGCAATAACATAAAACTCCATCGGCACAACATCCTGCGCATTGATGGAAACGTGCCCGGTCACGGTCATTGCCATTGTTCCCTTGCCGTTCTTGGTGGTCTTCATAGAAAAGCCTCCAGTAGACAGTGCGTTCATCAGTTTGATAGCGACTGCCCCGCCATCGGTTTTATCTCCGACCCACCAAAGATCCGAAAAGTCCGTGGTTTGCAGTTCTGCTCTCGGGGTCACCTTCGTGATCCCGGTCTTGTCTGCCGCACCAATAGCCAGCGCAATGTTTGCCTGATTGAACTTGATGTTGCTAAAGGACATGGAGCAGTCCCAGCCGTCCAGCCTCTTAAACTCCATCATGTTGTTCGGCACGTTGTCCACGTCTTCTCCGAAGTCCGTAAACGTCGGCACGCAACTTACAGAGATGCCGCCCGTTGTGGTGCAAATAATATCTGCATCCGCAGGCGCCGCCGGTTTTTCCGGGTCAAACGTTGTCAGCAGAACTCCTGCATTGATTTGCAGTTCGTTAAAAGCGTCCGCCGAAATCTTTGTATACGTCATTTGTTTTGCCTCCGTCACAAAGCGGTAAGAAATTCCGCTTCAAGGTTGATGTAAATTCTGCGGATTGCGTCATTTGGGTCACTCATACGCTGTGCGAACGGGGTTCCCCGCTTCAGCCAGATTTTCCCGCCGTCGTAGTTCAGCAAGACGCCGCCTTGCGGTATAGCGTTGCCGATTGCCCCTTTCAGGGCTGTCACTCTCGTCCACGTGTAGGACCTGTCCCAAACGCTAACGGCGATTGATACCGGGTTCTCGAAGTCCCCTTCAGCGTATGCGTATGTCAGCCTCGGCAGGCTTGCGTTTTCCGGCACCGTGTTTTCGTCGTAGGCCGGGACGTTAAAGCCCTCAAAGAACGCCTGTATGGTCTGTGATGCGTTAAGAAGCATCTGGTATCACCCACTCTTCCGCTCTCACTCTTCGCAGGTTCAGGCCAGCCGTTCTCGGGGTCTTGTCGTCGTCTCCGTCCGTCGTGACTCGGAACACCTTGTTGTCGCTGGTCCTCTTGAAAACATCGTGGTATTGCAGATTGATGGACTTGTCCGTCAAAACGGTGTACAGCGCTGTAACGCCTTGCGCCTGCGCCGTTGCCCCTTCAATGCTGTTGTCCAGCGCTATACTGGCCGAAAAAGAGGCTCCCTCCACCCATCTGTATTCAATCCCGCCGTAACCGTCCGGGAAACTGCGTTTGTCCATGATTGTGCAGGTTTCCTGCGTCGCTTTCAGTAGGCTCATAAGTGAATTCGCCTCCAGTTTTTCAACTTCCCTGCAAACTGGTCCATCCACGTGTAGCCGCCTGCTCCGCTTTCTGTGCTCCCCTTGCTGTAACTGTACCCTCCAAAACTTTCGCTTTGATACGGGCTATTCATGGCCTCGCTGTTTTCCGCAACCCACGTTTCGATTTCGCTGGCAAGGGCGACGACCGAAGGAGGAACAGCCATCGCCCAGACGGCACCCTCAAACGTCTCGTCAACCAGCGAGTCTTCTTCGTCGCCGTACTTGTGTACGCCGTCGTTGAAGACGCTTCCGACAATGCGGTAATACTGGCCCTCTGCCAAAAAAGAGAGCGGCTCAATGACGCCCTCGCTGATGGTAAAGGTGCCACTATGAATATCTGCCTCCCGGTTCCGTAAGAAGTAGTTCTTCAGTTCATGACACAATTCAGTCAGCATCATTTGCCGCTCCTCCTTTTGCCGCTATATTAGTGCGTTCCAGTAGATGCCGGAGTGATGGTTCCCTTTACGACGCCAGCCGCATACTCCACGAAGAACTGGATGCCGTCCATAACAAGGGTCTCAATCTGCGCACGTTCTTCTGTGGCGTAGCCGGACTTGATGCCGATGTAGCCCAGTTCGTCAGCGGTCAGGCTAAAGGCGTCTGCGATGTCGCCGTTCATCGTCAGGTAGTACATGACGATGTTTTCCTTTGCAGTCGCAATAAACGTGCCCTGCGTGATATTGCTGTTCATGATTACGGTGCCCAGACCGAGGAAATTCTCGATGTAGTTCATGCCGAACGCAGTCTGCATGGTTACCTGTGCGGCACCGAGATAAGTGGCAACATCGAGCGGGTTCAGGAAATACACTGGCTCTGCGGCATCGTTTTCAAACTTGACCTGTAACTGGCCCCAAGCCGCCGCAAGTGCGGACTGAAGGTCAGCCCCAGTTGCGGTGCTGGACCCGGTGATGCTTCCGTTCAGCAGGGTGAAGAAGTCAGTACGGATGCCCGTCTGTACGTCCTTCAGCAGTGCGGCATCTGTGTCCCGTACTGCCGCTTCATAGCCGGACTTCTTGATGGCTTCTGCGGATGCGGCCTTTCTCCACTTTTTCAGCGTGATTTCGCCTACGGGAGTCTTCGTGGTAGCGTATCTGGAAAGGGGAATGACTTCGCCTTCAGGTACTGCGCCGTTCTGGAGCGTGCCGGAGGTCGTATACACGTACATCGTGGTGCCTTCCATCATCGGAATTTTTCTGGTGACGCCAAGCACCTCAATGAGTTTTGCGAGGCTGGTGTGAGTGAATCGGTTAACGAAGTCAATCTCTCTTGCCTTCGCCATCTGCGCCTGTGTAATCAGGTTGGTTTCTGCACTGGTAGTTAAGTTTGCCATTGTTTTCTGCCTTTCTCGGCTTTAAAA